ACTGAGTCAAGTACAGTCTGAGCTAATGGCACACCGAAAAAATTATAGGACGGGGCTAATAATGTCGGTGGTTTATCCTCGGCAAAATACAAGAACCTTGAAGCGTGTATTTCTACGCCATTAACTAGCCAACTCTGTGGCACGTAGTAATTTTTATTAATCGGGTTTGAGCAGTCATAACGACAAGGGGCAATATAGAACGGCTCTATTATTTTCAATCCTTGTATGCTATCAGGCTTTATTGTGTCAGTATCCCCGCCCAGTGGTAGCTTTAATTCCTCGTTACTTACGTTGCCAACATCAATATAAACCAGGCAACCACCATAAAAACCACACATCTTTATTGCGTCCCTGAATACCTTCTGCACGTGCAGGCGGTCGATGTCATCCTCCAGCTGGTTAATTAAATCATCACCCGACTCGCCTTTATACATGAATTCTATCCACCTGCGAGTCATTTCATCAGCTCGCAAGTCTACACCCGCTTTAATAACGCCGTCCTGTGATAATTCGGCAAGCGTCATATAGCCAAGAAAAGATGGAATATTGTCATATAGACCAGCGTTCAGAATATTATACACGCCTGCATCATGCAAAGCCTTATCGTGTACTGCTCTTAAATTGGTACCTCTATACCCCAATGTTTCAACTGGTGAAAAGTCCTTTATTATCTTGCGTTCATTTTCTGCTTTTATTTCCAAGTCCTCACCGCCTTTTAAATCTATTGTTCATTAGTGCCTTGCTATCAATGTGCATAGCCCCACGTCCTTTTATAAGGCCATCAAGGGCATAGCGTAAACTGTCACATAAATGGTTATTGGCATCCACGATAACCGGCAATACATCGCCTGTCTGTTTATCCACCTTGTAGCTATAATGGTTAAACTCGTCTATTGTGTGCTTGCAACGTGGATGAATAACAATGTCATAGGTTTTTAAATACTCGATGCCATCCTCAACGCTACCCTGCCACTTTTTGGCACCAGTAATATTAAAGCCCTGCCTCCGCATATATGATATCGTTTCGGGTCTTGCGTTATCGGCTTTAATAGGCCATTTCCTTGAACCCTCAACCTTTTCAAATAGTGCCGGCGTGTTGTCTATCTCACAACCTATTGCCCATGCCTCTTGGTCTATGTAAAGCGTTTTATCCTTAATAAAGCACCTTAATAACGTTGTTGGATCTGTCGCAAAGCCCCAGTCAGCACCATAATAAAACCTTGCGTCCCTTGGCGTGTCAAAGTCCTCAACCTTGAAATATCCACCAAATATTAAAGCGTTGCTATGCTTTCTGACTTCACCCTCCCAAACGTGCAAATAAGACTGATAGTCACGGCTTTTTAGCCATTCCATTTCCTGCCGTAGCACCTCTGGAAAATATGGGTTCTCATCATAATTTACCTTGCGTATGTATGCGTTATCGGGTGGATTTAATACAAACCTTTGATACGTTGGGTCGCTTTCATCCAGTGGGTTGAACGTAATCCATATCTCAGAATTAGGTTCACGGATAGTAGGAATAAGTATGTCCCAGCTATCACTACTGACGGCCTGCCCTTCTTCTATCCAGCAAATATTGACGCCTTCCGTGGATTTTATTTCACGGCTATTAAACCTCAAGCCCTTAAATATAAATTCTGAGCCGTTATCATACCCGCCCAAATCTTTGCGGTATAGTGGCCTACGGTATATTGTGTTTTTGGTAACATCATAGAAGCTATCTAGCCCTAACTGGTCTATCTGTTCACGCAATAACCTATGGACTGAGTCGTTAATACTGTTTTGGATTTCTCGGGCGCATAGGATAGTTAAATCTTTATCAATGGCCTGTATCAATAACGCTCTTGCAACGCTCCAACTTTTAGCACTACCACGGCCTCCATAGAATACTTTATACCTATGAGGCCTGAACAAATCTTTAAAAGGGGGCGGAAAATCAAAATAAAGGTCATTCATTTGACTCGCCCTTTCCCTCAAAAGAAATGTGCATATTCACGCCTTCGGCACCGATATTTGTTGTGCCTTGTACCTGGTTTTCATTATTCAACTCAGCCAATAATCGGGCAGCACTACTATCACCTTTGCAAGCCTTTTTGAAAAGCCCCAATGCTGGCAGGATACTATTATCGATATCCTTATCGCTCATGCCTAAAGCTGATAACTGCTTCTTAATGTTAGGGTCTTTGACTGGCAACGACAATAATAGTTTTACTGCACTCTTTAGCTGTGCCTTTTCCCTTCTTACTTCTCCACTTCTACGGCCTGCGTTTTCTCTGATTTTCCTTTGCTCGTCCTTATCTCGCTCATTAATGGGTATTAGATTTTCTACGCCTTTTCTTGCCATTATCTCACCCCCTTTTGGTAAAATCACTACTTTTTACAAAGTGCTTCATTATGACTTTGCATTTTTGCCACTTTTTACAATGTCCACCATACGAACACAAAACTTTAATACGCTAAAGTAAAACCCCGATAAATTTTATGCCTTTTTTCAAAATGTCCACTACACACAATATAAAATCAAACATTTGTTATATAAAATAATGTGATTAATCTATATAAATTTTTGATTAAAATTTTAGTAGCTATAAAACATTTGCTCCACGCCACTTCATAGGAACGTCAATGGAAGTAGCCTCACCCTCGAAATAATCGAAGTTAATATTGATACTAATGTATTTATATTAGGACTATCTAAAATCGCTCTACGGGGCTTCTACGGCGTTTAAAAGGGTATCAAAAAGGCGATTTAATACTAAGTTATTTTAGTATCATACAACCATCTAAACACCGCTATTCCTGTTTTAGTAATTAATCAATTTTTAACGTTGATTAAATTTTTCAACGCTTTCAAATATGAATAAGCCCTTGGCCTTTGCATAGCCATATTCACACATACAACCTTTTGAATTTTGCCAGTCGCCCGTTAATATTATCCCGTCACAATGGCCTAACAGTTCTAAACAGTTCTTTATTATGGCCTTATAGTTCCGCCCCGCTATGCCGTTATGCTTCATGGTGGCTATAGGGTTAATGAATAATATATCAGGGTTTTTCTTTGCCAATTCAACGGCTATATTTTCAGCGTCCTCTATGTTTTGTTTTTTGTTGCCCGTGTACGGGTGAGAAATATAAATCATGCTATCTTCTCCGCTTTCTTGCCCGTAAAGGTTTCCCATCGGTTTATGATTACATCAATGTAATTGGGTGATAGCTCCATCATAAAACACTTACGACCTAATTGCTCGCAAGCTATGAGCGTGCTACCACTACCTCCGAAGAGGTCAAAAACTGTTTCGTTTTCTCGGCTACTTGACTTTATCGCCCTTGCACATAGTGCGATAGGTTTTGGTGTTGCGTGTCCGCCTGTCAGCTTCCGTTCTTCCACACTTGCTCGGTCAAAGCGCCATACATTATTCATATTCTCATGGGTATTATCAAAGTACGCTCGCGTGTCGTACCATGCTTTTTTTATATCTTCATACTCACGCTTTATATCTTCATACTCACGCTTAAAAGCATCCACATTATTATCTTTCGCCCATTGCTGGAACAGCTTGTATGTTTGCTCTGTAAGCAAGTCCCATTGGCTTTTGCTTGTCCAATGGTCACGGGACTTGTCACTGTGTCCTGCAATGGTTTTCATCATTGGGACGTCCCACCCACATTTTATTCTCTCGTCATACAGGTATTTTCGTATTGGTTCCCACCCCGAAAAATAATTATCTGCATTATTATTAAATCCTTGGACTCCGTTCATGACAAAAAGGCATTTTTCATCGGCAATAGGGTACATTCTGAAATCTTCTGACATTTGTCCCTGCCCGTTTCCTTTGTCCCATGTGATTAAATTACGAAATGTTATCGCATTGTCTTTTATCATGGGCTTCAGTATGTTTGCGTATATATCCATAAGTGGCTCATCTATTCCCCAACAATACCACGAGCCATTACCTTTCAAGCAAGCAAATGATAGAGGTATCCACTTTTTATTAAAGTCAAGCAAATCATCATAATTTAAATTGTCATTTAAAACGCCATCATTTTCTTTCTTCATGCCATACGGTGGATCAGTGAAAACCATGTCAGTCTTTGCCCCATCCATCAGCTTTGCCACATCATCTGCATTTGTAGAGTCGCCACACATCAGACGATGCTCACCCAACTGGTATATATCTCCTCGTTTGGCTTTTGGCTCCTCGCTCAATACTGGAGTAAAATTATCCTCCACCACTTCTTGTGGTTCGGGTTCGAGTATGTCTCCAAAATCAAACATACTCATATCAATATCAAGTATATTTTCTAATTCCTCGGACAGAATACCATCGTCAAAAGGGCTATTCATTGTCAGCTTATTATGAACTAATGCGTAAGCCCTTCTCTGCTCGTCTGTCAAATCATCAAGACGTACTATTGGCAATTCTTTCATGCCTAACTCTTTCGCTGCCTGAAGCCGTCCATTTCCTGCCATGACTTCTCCATGCCACGTTGCAAGTGGGTCTTTGAAGCCAAATTCTTGAATTGACTTCTTAATCTGTTCTATCTGCTCCGCTGGGTGGGTCTTTGCGTTTCCCTTATACGGCTTAATGCTGTCAATAGGCACGTACTCAATTTTTAAGTCCATGTTTGCCCCCCTAAATCTTAGAAATATAAATCATACTGCCTCCGCCTTATTAAACATAAACTTTTTCACTTTATGAAAATGACGTATGTCATATATCCTTATGCCGTTGCGTGTTTCAAAATAATTTGTTTTTTGCAAATTATCCAGCCACTCCCAAAAGATCTCGCCCGTGTTTATGTCAATAACAAGAAATAAACAACGTATTCCTGTTTCACGTTGAAATTTTAACCTCATATCAGCCTGATAGGCTTGCAATCCTTGTCCGTAAAACGGTGGCGGTGTAAACATCTCCTTGTGTTTTACTTCCACAAGGAACCACTTATCATTTACCCCAATTATCCAGTCTGCCTGGAATATATTATCAACATGAAAAACGTCTTTCAGTACAATTCTAGCCTTACGCTCGCCTTCTTTGCCAATGTCATTAATGCTCATGCTTCATTCCCCCAGACGTCCCATCCATCTTTAGGATTTCGGCAGAATAACTCGACACGTGGCAATTTCCCGACTAACTTTTCTATCAAATCCCGTACAATATCGGGCTTTTTGCTATGTTCCTCTATAGGGCTTTCAATTACCTGTGATATTGTAGCGTCAAGGCGTTGTATATGTCCACGGGTGGCAATTAGGCATAATTCACTATTTGCCCTAGTCCATGCACCGCACCCAAAAAACGGGGTATCAGCGTTTTTGTTGCGTTTTATCCAAACAAAACCAGCCGTTGAATATTTAAACCCCCATGACTCTATAACTTTAAAAGCCTCATGCAATATCGGATAAGTTACCCATAAGAAAAGGACACTATCATCAGCGATAATGTCCTTTACTGGCAATTTGCATATATCTTCTATTGTCATGGTTGTATAATGTTCTGACTGGTTTTTATTTCCGCTTTCCCAATAACGCCATGGCGGGTCAGCATATACAATGTTATACTTCTTTTCGGGCTTCTTTATATCAATAACGCCCGTCTGTACTTTTGAATAATCCTCTATACGCCGTTTTACCTCGGCCTTTTTCTCTTCTCGCCGTGTGGCTTGGTATGCCTGATTAATTGACATCTCGCCACTTTTTACGGCTTCTTTAATTTCGGGCGTTGCCTGCTGCTGGATTTTTTCAACCTTTGAAATGGTATCATGCG